ATCATATAGTAAGTGAGAAGCAACGCCAACATCACCAGTGTATCGTGACTTCAAGACCCTGACCTTGGTGGTTGATGCTTCTATCTTATCCTCTGCTTGTTGGTTGCGTTCAAGGCTGATCACACAGTCACTTAACTGAGCAATACTTTGGCTACCTCTGAGGTGTGATAGACCTGTCTCTATGCCGTTCTCGTGTCCACGGTTCCCTTCAACCCTTCGGAGATGTGACACCAGTATCATACCACAGCCTGTCTCCTCTACCATAGTCCTGAGACGATGCATGATACCGTCAATAGCTTTACGCTCGTCATGTTCTAGAGTAGACAACACAAGCATGTGAAGGTGATCAACTACAATCCATTTACAATCAAGACCGATGATCATGTAGCGTAGCTTGCTGAAGATGTCCTCTAAGTTATTAACTCCGTGGTGTGCGTGAATCCACACACGACCCTCGTTGTCACCCATGAATACCTTCCTGTAGCAATCGTCTAGCTGTTCCTCTGTGAACTCAGACTTAACACTATCAAGGTGTAGCTTTGCGTTAGCCTCCACTGCCATGATACCTTCGGCAGTACGCGACCACGTTTCTTCAAGGGCTATGACACCTACGTTATCATCTGTGTGTTCAATCAGCCAGTGTTCAATCTCTCTGGTGACGGAGGACTTACCAAGACCTGTGCCGCCTGTAAGGGTGACAAGTTCTCCTGCTCTCATGCCTTCTAGCTTTTTGTTTAAGCCGAACCAAGGATATGGTATGGCTGTTTTCTTCTCTGCTCTTAGCTTTTGATAGGCTTCAAGCTGATCGGATAGATTCAGTACACCAGAAGGTGTATAGATTTTAGCGTCCCAGAATGCACTGACGTATGCGGCGTGTCTACCTTGGCGTAACATATCGTTAGCATCTTTGTAGTCCACGGGCAGTGTCATGATCTTAGCTTTCTTGGGGGTGAGTAGCTTAGCTATTGCTTGAGCCGCCTCCTTGCCATGCTTGTCGTTGTCAAAGTTAATGACTACAGAATCGAATGACTCTAGGTATTCTAGGTTCTCCTTAACATCACGGACACCTCCTGCCGCACCTGACTTGATAGAAACGACAGGCCACTTACTCCCCATAAGTTCATAAGCGGCCATCGCATCACACTCGCCTTCTGTTAAAGTTATAAACTTACCTCCTGCTTTAAACAGATTCTCTCCGAACAACCCTACTTCCTTTGGACTCCCTGTCCAAGCAAACTCCTTGTTCTGTTTACGGATCTTAGTTCCTGTGAACTCGTGTCCGTTGTAGTAAGGGTAGTAGTGCTTGTCTATCTTGCCACCGGCCATTGTTGATTTAACGCCGTACTTCTTAGCTGTAGCTAAGCTTATCTTGCGGTCAGTTAATTCATTGAACGTAGCTGTAGTATTGTTGTCCATCTTACTGTTCCTTTGATACACTTCAAAGTCCGTTATGGTATCTGTTTGTTGTACTTCCGATGTACTGTAGTCTTTAAAAAACTTAGCGCAGCTAAAACAAAAACCTGATCCGTCTTCGTTAATTCCTACTGCATCTGAACTATCACATTCTTTACAAGGCTGTTGTGTTTTAACAAATGCCATTGCTTTATTCCTCTATAAGTGTAGCTTTCCCTGCTACTATAGCCTCTTCCTTTAGATGGGGTTTAAGTTTGTCCATCAGTGTAATACCTGACGCGCTGTATAGTGTTGAAGTTAGTTGTGATTCTTTAAGTCTCCTAGTATTTTCGGAAAGGACAGAGAAAATACTCTGCCCCTCCGAAGATAAGAGATCGACATTATAATAAACACCGTCCATCTCAACTGTATTCATTACAGTTCATCCTCCATCCCTGAGTCTAGTGCGTCAAACTCTGCACCGTCTGGAGTACCGACCTCAATTAAGTCGATGACTTGCATAGCTTGAAAGTCTAGACCTTTAAAGACCTGACCTTTCCATGTTGATTCCCATTCCTTGTACTGAACTCTAACATTAGAACCATTACCGACACGGGCATCTAGCTGATTCTTCTGAGCATCAACTAGCTTAGGAGCTTGTCGAACCATTCCATTGGGGCCATTGACTTTACGCTTGATGACAATAGCTGGGCCTTCATCCATGTGCTTGATAGTAAAGCCACGCTGTTCAAAGTCATCTGCCACTGCTTGATCTACAACTAAGTTAACCGAATACACTGGCTCGAAAGTAGTGTTAGGAGTTGTTACTGCTGCCCAGTATGCTGAGCCTTGTAGTATTGCCATGATAATATACCTATTGGTGTGGTTGATTGAAGTTGCATTGTAACATATCTAAATATTAATTGTCTATTTATTTCCTACTGTATCTCGATCAATAATATCTTCTTCTTTAACAAAGATACCATCTACCATCATACCTTTACGATCTTTAATATCTTGATAGGCATGATCAATACAATCTTTTAGAGACAGGTTGTGTCTGACAGCGATGTTGATTAGCACCACGATGATGTCACCGATGTCATCAATGGGTGTCTGCCCTTTACAAATACTATCGGACAGCTCACCTAACTCCTGTATTAATTTAAGCACCTGATCCTTGTCGCTGGAACCGTGTATCAAGTTCCTCGCTACGTGCCACGATACTACGTTCTGAATTGAAAGCTCTATGCCCCTATTCTCTTCTTGCATGTTAATGCTCCCTCATTTCTAGCACTGTGTCGTACTCAGTCTTATCAATGATGTATTGGATGACCGCCTGCTCCCGCACGTTGTACATGGAACACGCTGTCTTCAGTGGAACCTTTCCCTCAGTAACATCTACTGCTGCCTTAGCTGTAGCCATAGACTCAGGGCTAGGATTACCTTGTAAACTTTCTGCAAACATATTAACCTCAGAGTAGCGCATAAATAATAACAGTGAGTACTACACCGGACGCAAAAATTAAACCATTACGAGCAGCTAGTGTTAGACGATGGTTGAAACGGTGTGCTGCCCTGTCAAGTGCTTGAACCGTCCACACCTTTAGTCTCAACGAGATGTTTAAGCAGGCCGACTTCAGCCATACGATGCTTTCGTTTATCTTTTCTTTCATGTTGAACCTCTTTAAATTGCTGGTTAAAAATGCGATCAAAATTGTCGCCATAAGTTTTGCTATCCTTTACTCTAGACCTATCACCTTTACCGCCATGTGTTGGGTCAGTCATCATGTACTATCCGTATAACAGATGCCAAAACTAATTAGGATGAAGGGTAAAGATATAAGTATACCTTCAAACTCTGCAATCTCTAAGTCTTCACGACCCCTCCTGCTTATCCAGACAGGCCGTGAATTAGAGAACTCTATGTCAAGTCCCACCCCATTTCTAAACTCAACGGTTAGGGACTGCCCAAATAAATCTATTGTCATATCATGCTGCCTTCATAAAGTTATTGTTTCTAATAGCAGTTCTAATTAACTGATGTCTCTGATGCTTAACTGCTGCGATGTTACCTGATGTACCTTGTCTAACTGTCCCACCATGTGAAGACCAGTCAGTCATAGCATTATACACTGCCCAGTAGTTAGAGCCTAAACGCTTTCTATATACTTGAACGTACTTGTTCCAGATATATTCTAAGCTGCTACTTTTTCTAGGCATATCTGATAGAACCATATCGCCCTGAGTGATCCCGCTTTCTATTAGACTTAAAGCTGAGCTGCACTTCAACGCCCGTGCAAAGAATTTAAATGCCTCATTGCTTGAACACTCTGTGTTGTCCCACTGCTGCCACAGGTCTCTCTCATTGTGGAATGTCTCCAATGACCGCGTGATGATACGACCACCCGCCTCAATGTCCAACGAACGTGTGTGCTTAGCACGATACACTGCTACCTCACCACCTACAAAGACTTGTAAGTTTGTACACGCACTCTGAATAGCTGCTGCGCTAATCATAAACGGCCACGTACCATCGAAAGATGAGATAGATAACAGGCTCAGTGATGCGCTGTCACCATCGCTGGTTCTATACGTGTGCTCTGGCAATGTGTATTGCACAAAGGTTCTCGCCCCATCGTGTGAAGTACGTATCTGCTCACGCATCTTGTTAATGGCAAGCCCGGACCGCTCA